TTTGGTCAGGACAAGCCCGAGGATCCTGCCAGCTACGATCTAGATTATCTGGACATTGACCCCTCGGCGTACAAGAACATGGAAGAACTTCCAGTGTTCCATCGCGGTTGCGACAGTTCGTATAGCTGGGCTCAAAAGTTTGCCCACTTGGCTCACAAGGATACGGCCGAGGATATCGTCCGCAAGATTGTGGCACTCCTACCGGGTGAACAGTTTCAGCATCCTCGAAGCCAACAGTGGCATCATCTAGCCCTCACCGGTGGTGAACCCATGATGAGCCAAACCGCCATCGTGGACATCATGTCTCAGTTTGATGCACAGAAAAAACTACCACGTCATATCACCATTGAGACAAACGGTACTCAACTGCCACGCGGTGAATTCATTAAGGCGATGATGCCATGGGCGGAGAAGGCCGAGAACGAATTGTTTTGGAGCGTATCTCCCAAGCTCTACTTGAGCGGTGAGCAATGGGATCAAGCCATTCTCCCGGACGTCTTGGGCGCATACAAGATGATCAGCGATGTTGGTCAACTCAAGTACGTCTGCAATGGCACTGACCGAAACTGGGATGAAGTCGAGGAAGCCACCGAGATGTATCGTGAGGCCGGTATCAACTGGCCCGTCTGGATCATGCCCGTTGGTGCCGACCGTGAGATGCAAGAGAGTCACCAGGCTCGCATCGCAGAAGAGGCCATTGACCGTGGCTACAATGTCGCGGCCAGGGTCCATGTGTTCGTATTCGGAAACCTAATCGGGAAGTGATTTCTTCCTGCGGTAATAGTCTTTCATCCACTGACTATGATCAGGCCGTTTCTTTCCTAGATTCGGCCTGATCCTTTGGTTTCGACTAGTCATATATGACGTGTCCTTTTTGACAGGGGTGCCACCCTCAAAACAAGCCCAATAACCTTTGAGCTTGGAGGCTTTTCCTTGGGCAGCGTTCCTACATGCTTGGATAACCGTTGCTAAATCACAACCCAACTTCCTAGCGGTTGCCGATTGGCTTGGTAACGTCTCTACCAATTTCAGATCAGCATCATAGAGTTCAACTCGCTTGCTGGTCTTGGGATCTTTGTTGCCTTCGCCACCGGGTTGAATGTTGTAGAGCTCCCAACCCTCAGATCTCTTTAGATCGATGAAGTGGGCTTCCATCACATTATGACAGTGATCTCGATCCGTGGACTGATAGATCACATCAACGATGAAATCGTCCTGTCCGTATTTCTTGATCGCATGATGCAGGTGAGAGTTCTTAGGATTCTTTGCATCCTTGACATGGAGGCTCCATCGTTCTTCAACGGTGAGACTCGTGAAGCCGACGTAGAGTTTATTGCTAGTCTTGGACCAGATCGTGTAGATTGAATTGTACATCCTATATCTAGTGCGTGGGTCTTCGGAAATGTCATCGGAAAATAAACGCTTCAACATTCTGGATAATCCACAGAAGGATCAGCAAGTGATCTTTCTCTTGGAGACTAGGTTGAGCCCCGAGGAGCGATGGACACTCAATCCTTATGGAATGTTGCCTCCTGGGCGAACGGGGTGTGAGGACAGTCCCCTCCCAATGGGAGGCATTAGTATCATGAAGCACTATCCTGACTCCTCGAGTTGGCGAGTGTCTAAGACGTTGACTCAGTTTGTGGAAGAAACGTTCAAAGAGTTTGAAATACACAAGGGTGTGGTGGAAGACGGTGATTTCCGGTTCAAACTGAGAAGTTGTGGTACCATCATTGGTAAATCCTGCCGGCGTGGTGCTGGTAATTCAATCTATCTGGGCAAGGGTGTGAAATTTGGACCCATGGTCCAAGCTATGTTGGATGATAGTCTAGGTGGACACTTCACTACATATGATGCGCCTTGGGTTCCTGAGGGAAAACTGTTGATGCTCTATCAGGGTGACAACAAACTGGATGTGCCCTTCGTGGTCAGCAGTAATCTTGATATTCTGGTCAACGAAAACGTATCAGCATATGGTCGATTCATCACTGTTCCGGAGAGTCAGAGGGAATGATGCTTCAACATATTCTTGATCAGGATGGCAACATCATCATGCTGGATCACGTGATGATCTTTGAACAGCAGACTCATGAGCACAATGGTTTGTTCTATAGTAGAATTACTGCCAAGATGCGTGATAGCTCATCTGAGTATGTCGTGGGCAGATCCTATCCGAACAAAGAAGACCGAGATGCCGCACACGCCAAGGCGTGGAGGGTGCTGTCTACGATTCTTCCCACACCATTGGTGGATTTCAGTAAGCCCATCCGTATTAGAAAACGGTAAGCTTTCGATCGAATCAAATCAAATCAATCGGGAGGATACCTTTGAAAGTCATCAATTTATTTGGCGGACCAGGCACTGGTAAATCTACCACTGCGGCAGGAGTCTTCAATCGCATGAAGATCATGGGCCTCAACGTGGAGCTCACTACGGAATACGCCAAAGACATGGTTTGGGAAGGTCGAGACAATGTGCTCAATGACCAGCTCTACATCCTGGCCAAGCAGCATCGTAAGCTATTGAGACTAAAGGACAAAGTCGATTGGGTGATCATGGATTCACCCATTGTTCTGGGTCTGATGTACCGCCCCGAGGGCTACTATGAGAACTTCGAACCTCTAGTTATGGAGATGTGGGACAGTTACGACAACATGAGTTTCCTCCTAGAGCGCTCATTTGAGTACCAGCCCATCGGTCGCATAGGCGATGAGGATAATGCCAAGCGTCTAGACAATGATGTTCAACAGTTTCTAGACTCCAAGGCCATCGACTACCATACGATTGGTATCAATGAATTCAACGAAGACGCGGTGGGTGCAATCCTGCGTTTCGCCAAACTCACCAACTAAATAACGTAGTACTTAATAGGAGACGTTATGGCGAAGCTAACACGCATTATCCCATTTGGAATGTGGCCAGCCAACTGGGGTCTAGCCGGTGAACGCCTGGAACTAGCCCGTGCTGAGTATTACTATACCGGTGAGGACCTCGATCGCGCCAAAGCCAAGATTACCAAGGCAGGCAGAGAACTCGATCTAGCACTCGTTGAGATTGATGAGAAGTTCAATAAGGTCAGTCCAGAGAATGCCGCATACCGCAAGCTGGATCTCGAAATGGTGGATCACACCACCATTGATTATCATCTAGCCAAGATCAAACTCGATCAGGCTTTCAAGAAACTCACAGAGGAAGAGGCGGCTTACGCGGCTATCAAGGTCAAACATTCTGACGACGAGACTCCCGAGTATAAGTTGGCGGAGGTTGAACTGGATCTCAAGTTCAAGAAGATCAGCCAAGATGAGGCTGACAAGCGACACGCGACTATTAACGAGCAGCCCTGGTTCCGAATCATCGGTGGTGATCATAGAATGAGTGGTGACACCACTCAGCTGACCTTCGAGTTAGATTGGAATGACATATTCGTTGAACAGTTGGCCAAGAATGGCTTCGGTGGTCGCACTGATGAAGAGATCGTTGATCTCTGGTTTTCACGCACCTGCCGTGAGACTATGATTGACGATCTAGAACAAGTGATTGACGAAGAGCCTATGGGTGGTAGTGCATTCGCGCGTACTCGAAAAGAACGCAACGGTGATAAGTCCACCTATTCCTAAATAATGACGTTGATAACTCCTCGATGCTATCGTAACTGATACTCGAGGAGTTTCTATGACTACGTTCCTAATCGTTGATATGGCCAATCTTATTCACCGGTGCAAACACACCACCATGGGTGACATTGCGACCAAGTCCGGTATGGCCCTGCACATCTCTCTGAATGCCTTCCGTGCCAGCTATCGCAAGTTCAAAGCAGACCACATTGTAGTCTGCCTAGAGGGTAGGTCATGGCGTAAAGACGTTTACGCTGCCTACAAGGCGAACAGGGCAGTCACTGAGTCCCTGTTGACCCGTAAAGAACGTGAGGACGACGAGTTCTACTTCAATGTGTTCAAAGAGTTCATCGAGTTCTTGGATAAGCGAACGAACGTCACGGTATTGCAAGCGCAGGGTTGTGAGGCAGACGATCTCATCGCACGCTTCATCGACATTCATCCCAACGACAATCATGTGATCCTCAGTGGTGACAGCGACTTCTTCCAGCTTCTTGAAGGTGATCGCGTCAAAATGTATGATGGTGTGAAGGCTTGGACTTACTCCACCAAAGAAGTTCTCGACGAGAACGATCAACCCGCGTTCCGCAAGAAGCTGATGCCCAAGAAGGGCAGCGACGGTAAGGTTCTCAAGGACAAGAAGGGCAACGTGATCAAAGAATCTGTGAAGATCATGGAGTCACCTCCTGTTCCCGAGTACGAGCTCTTCAAGAAGATCATTCGCGGTGACTCCTCGGATAACATTCATGGTGCCTCCCCCGGTGCCCGTGAGAATGGTAGTTCAAAGAAGCCTGGTATCCGACAGGCCTTCGATGACCGTCACGGCAAGGGATTTGATTGGAATCTCTTCATGCTTGAAGAATGGAACAAGGTCGTTGATGCGGAGCCAGATGGTACACCTATCACTTCCAAGGTTCGAGTAATTGACGAGTACAAGTTCAACCAGCAACTCATCGATCTTCGAGCTCAGCCTCAAAACATCAAGGACACGCTGGACGAGACAATCGTCACAGCCATACAGGCACCCCTGAAGTCCGGCGTGGGTATTTGGTTCTTGAAGTTCTGTAACGAGATGGATCTAGCAAACATGGCCAAGAACCCCAACGAACACGCCAATATGTTGGCCGCGGCATATCCAAAACTCGCCGTATAACAAGGTTTTAGACCCACGCCCTCATTGACAAGCTAAGCCGTTACATCTATATCATAGATTCGGAGAATCATCATGCCCGTCGAACGTGAATTCAAATATGTTCTCGATCACAGAAACAATCTTGAACAAAAGTTGATTGACCAGGGCACCCTTGGTGTGGTGATCAAACAAGGCTACCTGAGCAAGGGTGGCCGCATCCGTAGCAAAACCTACCCCGTGGGCCATTCACTTGAGGGGACTACCCAGTACATCTTTACCTATAAGCACAAGCTCAGTAGGCAGCCCGGCTGTCTTGAGATTGAGCAGGATATTACTGAATCAGACTTTCTTCTCGCGTGGTCGGAAGCCGATCATGTGATCAACAAGATCAGGTACGTCGTTGAATGTACCAATTCGTTCGTGTGGGAAATCGACTTCTTCCGTGATGCAGATGATAAGACCTTCTTCGCCTTGGCTGAATGCGAGGTTCACGAGGGACAGGATCGTCCCAAGCACCTGCATGAATTTGTGAAGAACAACCTTCTATTGGCTGTGGAAGAGAGTGACAACCGGTTCCAGAACCGTAAGCTCTCTGACGTGAAGAAGACCACCAAACTGTTCAAGGAGGCGGTCAGTGGCAAAGCCTAGCCTCCGGCGCTACCACCACAAGATCTGGCTCCCTGACAATACGGGATTCATGTGTATGGATTTCTTCACGCAGATCAAGGAAGTGGATGTGACCTATCACGCCGCTGACCAATTGCT